CTACGCATGATGTTCCGATCACAAAAATACCTGGCTGCCGCGAAGGGCAGGGCTTGCACGCTGCGGATCCCCGGCATCTGCAATTGGAACGCCTCGACGACGGTGTCTGCCCATTCCAACCTGGGTCGTCATGGCAAGGGCATGGGCATCAAGGCCCAGGATATTTTCTCGGCCCACGCCTGCAGCGCCTGTCACGACGTGTACGACCGGCGCGTGCCGTCGGATTACAGCAAGGACGAATTGCAGGATCTCTGGCAGCGGGGATTTGAGGAGACGCTACTGCGGAATCTGGAAAGCGGGTTGCTGAAGCTATGAGAACCAGAGCCAGGGTAGACGATAACCAAAGCGAGGTGGTATCCGCCTTTCGTCGATGCGGCTTCACGGTGGCCCATACGCACACCATCGGCAAGGGCTTCCCGGATCTGGTGGTGGCCAAGTTTGGCAAGACGGCTTTGATCGAAGTGAAAGACGGGAGAAAACCCCCGTCAGCCCGGAAGCTCACCAAGGACGAAGCCGAGTTTCATACGGCTTGGTCGGGGGATATCTACATCGTAGAGGACGTGGACGACGTGATAGGGCTAAACGAAATCTGGATTAAGCGCATTGAGAAGGGTGAGGAACGCCTGCCATGAAGCGACGGAATCTGACGGGCATGGTGCGCGGGTACTGGACGATCCTGGAGGACGTGGAGGACAAGATTTACGACGAGCGCCGCGTGCGTTATGTGCGGGCGAAATGTCGCTGCGGCACCGTCCGGGCCTGTCGAGCGGATTCGATCACCAGCGGACTCTCGAAGAGCTGCGGCTGCCACCGAGCAGAAAGAATAAAGGCGCATTTTGTTGTACAGAGAAAGCTACAGAGGGCGCTGGCATGAAGTATTTGTCGATTTGCAGCGGAATAGAAGCCGCCTCGATGGCATGGCATGAGATGGGCTGGATGCCAGTCGGTTTTTCGGAAATCGAACCATTCCCGTCAGCCGTTCTCGCGCATCACTACCCCGACGTACCCAATTTTGGAGACATGACGAAATATGAGGAATGGGACATTGGAACAGACCAGCTTGACCTCCTTGTGGGAGGAACCCCCTGCCAAGCCTTCAGTGTGGCCGGACTCCGCAACGGACTTGCCGACCACCGAGGCAACCTCACCCTCACCTTTATCGATCTCGCTGACCACTTCGACCCGGAATGGATCATCTGGGAGAGCGTGCCGGGAGTCCTTTCCAGCAAAGACAACGCCTTTGGATGCTTTCTGGCAGGACTTTGCGGAGAGGGTGAAGCCTTCGTTCCAGACGGCAAGTGGGCAAAGTCGGGTGTGGTTTCTGGACCGAAAAGAACCGTTGCCTGGCGCATTCTCGATGCTCAATACACGGGAGTGGCCCAACGACGTCGCCGTGTCTTTGTGTGCGCTGTCCGAGGTGCTGGAAACTGGGCCGCTCCCGCCGCGCTATTTCCTGTCGGCGAAAGCGTGCACTGGAATTCTGCGCCGAGCCGAAAAGCGAGGGAAGGCGCTGCCCGAAGCGCTGCGTTTAGCGCTGGCAACAGTAGCGGATCAAGAAGCATTGGCTACGTAGAGGAAGGCACGCCGCCATTAAGGGCCGGTTCGTCGGGGACTAATCAGGTGCCGACGACGATCATTTGCCACGGCACCCAAGACCCGTGCGTATCGGACATTGCCTTTGCTCAGGGGCGCAATAACGGCGGGGAAAACGTGGTGCTTCAGCCGATCCCATTTGACACCACTCAACTCACCAGCCCGCATAACTACAGCTCACCAAAAGAAGGCGATCCGTGCCACCCACTGGCTGCTGGCGCACATGCACCTGCTGTGGTGCTTCAGCCGATCAGTATCCATCCACATTGCATAGACCGCGCACCCAACGCTGGACCGCAAGGCAAGGAGTATCTGACAGACGGATCGGCCTATTGCATGGACAGCACAGGCCAACCGCAAGCCGTGGCAATGCCTATGGCGGTCCGCCGACTCACCCCCGTCGAATGCGCCAGATTGCAGGGATTCCCTGACGATTATCTTGACATTGAATTTCGAGGCAAGCCCGCCGCTGATGGCAACAAGTACAAGGCTTTAGGCAACAGCATGGCGGTCCCGGTCATGACCTGGATTGGCCAGAGGATTACGGCGGTCACCCGTATTCGGGAGGCGGCATGAATTGGGACGAAGAGGCCGATCTGTACCTCCGTGACCACTACAACGACACCAGCGCAAAGCGCATTGCCAAGGCGCTGGGATGTGATCCGGAGGACGTGTACCGGCGGGCTTACAAGCTGGGATTGGGCTGCCGGCAGGTATGGACTCGGCGGGAAGATATGGCAATTCGATTGATGTATTTCCGAGGCGCGAGAGCGGTGCATAAGCTGCTGTCGGGCCGGACGATAGGGGCGATCTGGGCGCGGGCCTGGCGATTGGGACTGGCAAAAGCACACGAGGATTGGGTTGATGAGTGACATGATCAAAGGGGCGGCGCAAGCACAGGCAGATTTCATGAACGCCTGCCGGCAGCGCGTTGAGTTGGGGCAGGCCAATGGCGAACTGGCCGATCTGTACGTGAATTTGATGAAGGAGGAGGTCATCGAGACCGTTGAAGCCTGGAACGATGCGTTCCATCAGGCGGAAGCCGGTGACGCCGATCTGATCGAGATCACGGCGCCGATTGTTGATGGGGCCATTGATACGATTTTCGTGGCATTGGGTTTGCTGAACGCGCTGGGGGTCGATGTTGAGGCGGCCTGGCAGGAAGTATGCCGGAGCAATCAATCCAAACTCGGACCGAATCCCACCTTCAGGGCCGATGGCAAGCTGCTGAAGGATGAGCATTTCAGTGAGCCGGACTTTGCCCGCGTAGTGCGCGAAAGCTGGGGGATTGCATGAAGGCCAGTGACATTCTGCAGGCGGGCATTGATGCCATGAAGGATAGGGCCGCCATCCGGGACCAGGAATCGGGCGAGCGCAGCGCGGCCAAGGCGGCCAGCATCCTGCGCGCCTGGACGAACAAGGATTGGGTGGAAGCCGACGTGTGGCGGTGCTTGATGGCGGTGAAGATGGCCCGAGAAACCCAGGGCGCATTCCACCCCGATGACCTGGTCGACGGTGCCGCTTATTTTGCCCTGCTGGGTGAGTGCCGCTTTAAGCAGGAGTGCCCCGATGACTGATTTTTTGTGGCTGATTCCCTTGGGCGCGTTTCTGTTGTTTCTGTGGCTATGACACTCAAGGACCGGTTGAAGGACATGCTCCTGCTGTGGGGCGAATGGGAGGCCGAGGGGGTCTATGCCGCCCGAGCGCAACGCTCGATGCTGGGGCGGATTGGCGAGTCGCGGGCGACGGATGGCGGACGACCGCTGCCACCGGGGGTGTGGATCCCCGCCGACGTGATGATCGTGGGCCGCCTGATTGCGGAGATGCGCGAAACCTGCCGGGCCGGGGTGAGGTATGCCCGGCTGATTCGGCGGCGGTACGTGGCCGGTGAGGTGGTCAGTGGGTCGGCCATCGAGCGCGCAGAGCGGTGGTTGTTGGAGGCGTGGATGCGTTCGCGTTGACTTGCTAAAAGCAAGTTGATAGCTTGTCCACTCTAATCAGAACCGAGAGCCAAAATGACCAAAGATAAAGCCATGACCTTCAGGTTTAGAACCGGTATTCGAGAGATGCTGCAGGAGCTGGCCGAGGCTGACCGCCGCAACGTCACCAATTACCTGGAGGTATTGATCGAAAAACAGCATGACCGACTGAAGACTTATGTTGTGGAGGCTGACATGACTGAGGAAGAGAGTCGCGCATGGAATGACAAGTTTCTCAACGGTGCTCGCGCAGCATTGGCGGAGCGGGGGCTTTTGTAGGCTTACAAGCGAAAAACGTGAAAACGTAGGTCACACAAAGTGCAGGTTGTCCTGTACAAAACACGCAAGATTCCATTAGAGCGTCCATAGCGGCGCTCTTTTTTATGATCACACCCCCACTGCCCGCCCCGTGCGGGCTTTTTTATACCTGGAGGCTGGATGGACGCTCTGATTATCGCGCTGGTGAAGAAACTGGCGGCCTGGATTGTCGGTGCGCCGTTCTTCGCTCGCGTGTTGAGCCTGGTAGCGATGTTCGATGGCCGGCTGGATCTGGATGGCAACGGCAAGAAGGAAGCCGTGTGGGCTGAATTGGTCTCCGCTGGGGAGCTATTCGGCAAGCGCCAGTTCAACCGGGCGATCGAGTGGGCGCTGGTGATTGTGGAGCGGAGCAAATGAAACGATTTGGATTGTCCACCAACACGGCGGGCGACCTGAAAGGCGCGGTGTATGGCATTTCGGCCGTCATCATTGCGATGGAGCCAGGCTGGGACCGGACTTTCCTGATCAGCCTGTTCTTGATCGTGATGGCGATCATCTCCTGGTTTACGGTGGGCAACATCCCGCCTGATGTAGCCGAAGAGATCATGATCGAGCAAGACATCAAGGATGTGCTGCGCGAGGGCCGGGATGAGTGAGGCGCTGGCCCCGTTACTGGAGTCGATCGACACAAGACGCGATTACACCACGCGGGCGGGAACGGTGGCGGCGATTGAGGCAGAGTGTGTCCGCCAAGGGATTGGTCTGAAAACCCAGATCGCTTACGTGCTGGCCACGGTGGAATGGGAAACCAATGACACCTTCAAGCCGGTTCGCGAAGCCTATTGGAAGAGCGAAGCCTGGCGCAAAGCGAATTTCCGCTACTACCCCTACTACGGGCGCGGCTATGTCCAGCTCACCTGGAAATACAACTACGACCGGTACGCCGAGATTCTCGGGATCCCGTTGGTATCCAGCCCGGATCGGGCCATGGAGCCGGCGATTGCCAATTTCATCTTGGTTCACGGCTTCAAGCATGGCGTATTCACCGGCAAGAAGCTGACCGATTACGTCGCCCAGGGCAAGACCGACTTCATCGGCGCCCGTCGCTGCATTAACGGCACCGATAAGGCCGCCAAGATTGCCGCCATTGCGGTGCGCCGATTGCGGGCGATGGCATGAGGGATGAGTTCCTGCATCAGGTGATGATCGGCGTGCTGATATCCGCTGTGTTTGCGTTGGGTTTGTCGGGCCTGATGTATTGGATGCTCGCATGAAGGATCCCTACCAGGAAATGATGACCGAGGTGATGGGCTACATGCTCTTCATCGTGGCGTTTGTCGTGATGCTGGTATTGCAGGGCTGCGCACCGGTGCAAGTAGCGCCAAACCTGAAACTGCCCGAACCCAAGGCCTGCCCCAAGCTCGTCATGCCGCCGATTGCAACGACATGTTATCTGGACATCAAAGGCGACGTGATGGTGGCGGACGATTGCGGCGACACACTGCTGCGCGGCTATGTACGTGCGCGGTCCTTGCTGCGTTAAGCGGATGCACTTGCAACATGAAAACCAACCCGGTCCACGAGGTAACTGACGATGGCCGCTACAGCGCACTCGGATCAATCGGCGTCATGGCTGGCGTCCACTGTCGCGAAGCTACGAGGAATATCGATGAGTGATTGGCTGAAACTGGCGTTGACCGTCGCAGGCACGGCAATCTTGATGTGGACGATGGTGCAGCAGCATGAATACCGCATTGAGAAGCTGGAGCACTCCCTCGATCAGCATTTGCTGAAACACGACGAACAATACAACAAGATCCAACAGACGCTGCTGGATATCCAGCTCAAGCTGGGACGATTGACGGATAAATAATGGCCAAGAAGTTTGAATTCGACCTAGATCTGGTCGAGCAATATGCCTCCGAAGGATTGAGCGAGATTCAGATTGCCGAGAGTTTCGGCGTCAGCAGAGCAACCATCCAGCGTAATAAGGCTGAAGATGAGGCATTTGCAGCGGCTTATAAAAGGGGCCAGGCCTCAGGGATCCAGAAGGTCGCCAATGCGTTGTTCCAGCAAGCCATGAATGGCAACACGACGGCACAGATTTTCTTCCTGAAGGCGCGTGCTGGCTGGAAAGAGACCCAGATCAACGAGAACCATCACACATTCGATGTGGATGCGGTTCTGGAGCGGGTTGAAGAGAGTGATGCCGGCGACTGATCTTGAGAAATACGAGCAGATTGTCCGAATCTGCAAGCGGGACTTTCTGAAGTACGCCCCCCTGGCCTTGAAGATCAGGGCCAAAGATGGATCCATTATTCCGTTTGAGCTAAACACGGCGCAGCGATACCTGCACCAGCAGCTCGAGCAACAAAAAGAAACGACCGGCAAGGTGAGGGCGATTATCCTCAAGGGCCGGCAGCAGGGCATGTCGACTTATACCGAGGCGCGCATGTACTGGCTGACTTCGCTGTCTTCCGGCAAGCGTGCGTACATTCTGACGCACCTGGCCGAGGCGACCAGCAACTTATTCGGCATGACGCGCCGCTATCACGATCTCTGCCCGGCTTATCTGAAGCCCAGCACCAAAGCCAACTCTGGCAGTGCGCTGGTATTTGATCGGCGGAACTCGGAGTTCTCGGTCGCCACGGCTGGATCATCGGGTACAGGACGATCAGCGACGGCCCAGTTTTTTCATGGCTCAGAAATAGCCTTTTGGCCCAATGCCAACGATCACATGGCCGGTATCGGTCAGATTGTTCCGGATGCACCGGGCACCGAAATTATTCTCGAGTCCACAGCAAACGGAGTCGGCAACCTGTTTCACGGCATGTGGCAGGACGCCGAAGCCGGCGTGTCGGATTACCAGGCCGTGTTCGTGCCCTGGTTCTGGCAATCGGAATATCAAAAGGCACCCCCTGTGGGTTGGCTGCCTGATACGGACGATGCCGATTATCAGCAGGCATTCGGGCTGACGCTCGAGCAAACCTATTGGATGCAGCAGAAGATCCTCACGGACTTTCGCAGCGACCGCAGTCTATTTGATCAGGAGTACCCAGGCTCTGCAGCACTGGCCTTCAAGCGAGTGGATGGTGACCCATTGATCCCCATGGATCTGGTGTTGCCGGCGATTGCGGCCGGGAAGGAGCAGACCATCCCGCCAGAAGGCGCCGAGATCTGGGGGCTGGATGTCGCCGAATATGGCAATGACGACTCCGCTCTATCTCGCCGCAGAGGTCGCGTCGTTACCCAGATTCAACGCTGGCACGGCAAGGGACCGATGGAACTGGTGGGCTTGGTGGCCAGAGAAGCCGAGCGATCAGCGCCGGACGCAATCAACGTCGACTGTACGGGCATTGGCTCGGGTGTCGCCGATCGATTACTGGAGCTGGGGCTACCCGTGAACCGCATTCATTTTGGTGAGCGAGCCGTGCAGACCGATCAGTACGCCATTCGCCGCGATGAAATGTGGGGCGACATGAAGACCTGGCTGGAAGATAAGCCCGCTGTCCTCCCGGATGACTCGCGACTGGTCGCCGACTTAACCGGCCCCCAACATTCTTACGATTCGAGCCGCCGCATGAAACTTGAAAGCAAGGAATCCATGAAGAAGCGCGGCCTGCGGTCCCCGGATGCGGGTGACTCTGTGGCCCTCACATTCGCGTTGCCCTACATGAATAGCAGTCGGAATGTCGTGGATAAGTCCCGACGCGGCAATTGGAGAATTTGATGGCGGACGAATATATCTCTCCGAAAGG